ACGGTTTCCATGATTTCTTTGTAACCGACTTTTTTAGCTGATTGAGCCATGATAAGTTCCTTTCTACGAACTTGAGTTAGTAGCAACCCTGCTACACATATAGAGTAGCAAATAGACCTTCCGCTGTAAACACCTAAGTTATCATAATGAGTAAAAAAGATACGAGCAGCTCGACACCTGATGTCATGTGAATTCAACCGATATCACCGGACCTCTCAACCTGAATCGTCGCTCATCATCAGTCGTCGGAGGACTCTTGCCCATCCATCCCTATCCATCGGCCATTCCATCCTATCATCGTACAACGGCTCACCATCAATCAATCTCTTACTCAGGTTTCGGCCATCCATAAATAATAGCTGCCCTGACGAAGGATGATGAACCAAGTTCCAAACGCATCCACCAACAGAGGTTCTTGAGGTCTGCCATGCTATTTGATGAGGACGCCACTTGGGGAACTTCTTGTCAGACTTTGTTGCAAGTATCTTTAACTCTACCCAGAAGTCCTTGCCGTTCAAGCAACCATTGACATCAGGCACTCCTGGACTTGCCCATGACTCCATTCTAGTCCAGTGTACCCCAAGGGGTCTGGTTCCATCACGTAAGGCTTTCCAAAGTTTAGACTCAGGGTTCTTTGCCATCAGGTAAAACCTCCAGTTTGTCCATCTCTATGACAGGGCTGGTCGCTTCTACCAATGCTGGGTAGTCTTGCTGTATCCGCTTAATTTCAGTAAGCACTTCTTCTTTACTCATTTGATCTATCTTACCATGCAGTATCTCTTTACGGTCAATGTAAAGACCCGCAGCTTGGCCTCTTGATTTTTCAGCTGAGACTGCTGCCGCATAGTTTCCATTCTGCATAGCTACGTCACGGAGTTGTGCTAACTTCTGTACATGGCTTTCAAATGTAACCTCAAACTTCTGTTGCAGCTCTTTCTTTATTTCGTACACCCTATTCAAAACCTGAGGGTAGTTACGTCCGTTCAACATATGGCTTGCGATAGAGTGTGCATTGGATTCAGCATACCCTGCCCTGAGTGCTGCTTCCGTCTGCGTAACTTCTTCTGTTGCATAGATCATTGCAAACTTTTCCTGCATAGGTGTCAGCCCTTTTTCCACCCGAGGATTAGCCACAATGTCCAAACTGTTTTTATGAGTAACCTTTGCCTTTGCCATAAGACTCATACTACTTTTCTATAATAGGAAGGTAAACAGAAATCGAGTCATTTTAAAAAACCAACGGTTGAAACTCGCGTAGCTGTCTAAAGTTTAGACTACAATATATGATTTAGAGGTATAACCCTTTGATATATTTGTATACCCAGATAACGTATATTCATATATCGGATAGAGTACATCACTCCATATTTCATTTTCGGTACTATATGTAAAAGTGCCAGAATATCAGAGAGCCACGGTTATTAGACCGTGACCCTTGACCTTTGTATTGTTTATATTTGGCAGAGGCGGTAGGAATTGAACCCACTCTTTCAGGGTTGGAACCTGATGTGCTGCCGTAACACTTCGCCCCTAAAAAAAGATGATTACCAGTAAAACAGGTATCATATCCCAGAGTAATTCCATAGCTACCACCAGCAAGAGTAAACGATTTGTTTACCCTCCTTGATGGCAGATTTTGCTGCCTCTATAAAAGCTAGATCATCTTCTCTGTAATGTTTTACAGATTCATCTTGGAATTGGTGACCGTAGAACAGCCCACCTTCACTGATATTACCATTATAGCCATTATGAAATGCCCCCTCCAGTTTATTTATATCACCTTTGGTAAGCTCCATATCATTACAATTTAGCTCAACGGCTGGTCTGCCAGTTTTTTCAACCCACAATTCCTCCATAAAATCTTGGAGCCGAGCATGTTTACGCCAGTAAAAATCGTTATCTGCAATTTTTACTGTATACTCTTTGCCAGCATCATCTACACGTTTTTCGGTTGTGCAGCCAATCATACCATATTGATCAAGTCCCATGATTACCCCCACCACTCTTGAGCATCACTCGCGGGTAATGCTGAAGAATACATACTATCCGCACGAAGCACCAATGCCTCTTCACATTTAGGACATGGTGTTTTATCTGTATCGCTGTATACCCGAGCATAGTTATTACCGAGCATTGGCATCCCACAAAGAGTAGTTGGCTCATTGGGAACATTGAAGTGCTGTTGGCCGAGTTTTTTAGTCCACTCATTCAGGCCAAGATCACTAGCAACTTTGGAAACATAATTAATAACTTCAATCATTGATACCTCCTGTTAAGATCTGTAAGCAACTGCCTACCCTTATATAATAAAGCGTGATGCCACATGAAGTAGTATTAAATACTCCATGTGACTATTTTGTTTAACTGAGTATCCACAGAACTATTAGCACAGATACTGCACCTAAAAGGCCAAAGATTATCATACTGCCTCCTTTTATTGATATAGCCACCATTGGCTACAATTATATAATAAGGTATGAGAGCCATAGAGGTTGGTCACTATGCTCATCGCGATAAAAAAGACGGCCACCGGAGTGACCGCCAAGTTAAGGGAGGATATACACAAGAGTTCTTTCTTGTACCTTTATCATTATACATCTTATTGATTGATGCAAGGGTTAATCCGTTCCATCAATTTATTCATAACATTATCGGCGCGTTCAGCAGTTGCTCCATCTATCCATTCTTCTATTTCATCAGGATCCATCCCTGCTTTAGAAAGTTCCATGGCGCATTGTCGGGCATCCGTATCACCTTCTAAAAAGTGATATTGTGCTTCTTCTTGCATTTCCATCGCCATTGCTTTGACTTTACCCATGTTCTTTCTCCCACCGTATTTCCCGCTCAGCTACATCTTCAGCGGTTGATATTGCACCAGCTATAGCCATCCATCCATCATCTTTTCTATTGCCCAACCCATATGCATCATTAGAACTAGAATCATGGCAGATATTATATAGCTCAGTTAGCTTTTCAAGCATCTGTTGTTTAGTCACCCCTATACTCCTTCATCCATGTATTAAGAATATCGGTTGCGAGATGTTTGGTTATATCAAACTCTTGCATAAGGTAGATAGTAGCCCCGAACATATTTGTTTCACCACTATCCCGTAATTCATCAAGGAATTGTTTGTATGAATCACTCAACCCACCAGAGCTACCCATTAGTATTCACTCGGTAGCATAAGTAAGCCATCCGAAAGGTAGAACTTGAAACCAGAGTTAGGTGGCAGGTCTGTATACTCAATTACCCGAGTATGCAGTATTTTGGGACCATCACCTTTATCACCATCTGTACCTACAATCACTGCACTATTAGTATCATCCACAGTTATTTGAATGAAGATAATATAATCCTCCTCACTAAGTAGTGGTAGGAACTCAGTAGCTATAATATCCATAAACCAGTAAGCACCCATCCTTTCAGCGAAGGCTTTAGTACCATCCGTAAGCCGTAGCTCAGGGGTCATGGGTAGTTGATGGGAATACTGATTTAGGCTACCAGTGAAGGCAGTAAAATCAAAGATAAGATCTTTTGCGTTATTCATTTAGCTCTCCAATCCGTATAAAATGTTATGGATAAAAGCTGGCTTACTCTTATCAAGTTTAAGTTTATTACCATCCCAATCATAATAGCCATGGATGGTGGGCATTTTACCAGATGCCCCTTTGATAACCACCACTTCCCTGATGTTTGTTTCATCATGGTGTGTGAACAATCCTGCATCAAATGCTTTACGGAGATACCGACTTATGTCAGAGATCCGTGAGTAAATAGGCGTTAGCCATTGACCCTGACTGCCATGCATATATATCTGTGCGCTGTATCGTGCCATACTAAACTCCTTTCTGCGAGTTAAGGTTATAGTTTAATAATAAAGCCTGAGGCATTGAAAACAACTAATAAATACTCAAAGTAATCGGTTAGGTGTTCCATGGATTTGCAGCCAATGATTTAAGGTAGACACTGCTTTTGACACACTCCATTATGCTAAACATCAAGGGTCATAATGGTTGGGCATCCATGGCCTTGTATTACACGATATGTTATCGCTAGGACGTCGACAAACCTAATACACGTCGCCCTTGAAAGGTGGGGTAAGAAACCCCTATGCGTCTACCCCCTTATCTCGTGACAGGATTACTATTATCCTGCCCATATCTATATGATAATGCCCAGAACTGAGTTTGGTCTTCAGTATAACTGAGAGATCTGAACTCATTACCTTCTATAATCCAAACTACATTATCAGGCCGGAAACAAATCCTACTATGCAGATGGCATTCATCAATATCAAAAGCACTACACTCTGCCACGGTCGGGCTTGCCCAATCCAGTGATACTATTTGCTCAAGAAGTGAGCCACTGTTTTCCAAATCTTGTTTATCCATGATGTCCTCTTTGGTGTTGCAGATAAAATATGTAACCCGATCAATGAGTTACCCCCAATCTTTACGGTCTTCTTCCTGTCTGTACGCATTATGGTACTCCTCAATCTGAGCTTCAGTCATTTGTGGAGGCGTAATCCGCTCACCAACATATGTACCCTCGGGAAAGTAATGAGGTTTGTAAGGCCGACCATAATAACGGTCAGCCCCACCACGATCAGCTGGTGACCCATGTTTATGACACTTCACGCTCAAGCTCCCTATCCATACGAGCTTGGGCAATACGCTCAGCACATAACATAGCTTCCTTATGCACTTGAGGATACCGTGCTTCAACATAACCTTGATAAGCGAGTAACTCACCGTACAGATTAGCTAAATCACTAATCTGATGTGAAGCATCTAAAACATCATGATGAACACGAGTAAACTGCTCAAGGTTTTCAATAAAGTCTTTATTTCCAGTCATGGCTTGCTCCTTTCTATTAACAAACTGCCATATATTAATTTAAGTATTTACAGCCTCATGTGCAAGCCGCAATTTATCACGCCGATAAATATTGTGTATCATCTGTCGGCTTACTCCATAATCATTAGCGATACTTTGGTATGATTCACCAGCATCATGTCTATTGCGAATATCAATACGGCGAGCAGTAATCCAATCCGCATCTTGGCGAGTATGCCTTCCATCCGGTAAATCCAGATTGTATTGCATCTTCCATCGGAGAACGGTCGGTGGTGCAATATCAAAATGATCACGGAACTCTTTATGGCTGCCGACGGTTGCTGCTACCTCGCGCATAGTTTCTACATCAATCGGATCTCTAGCCATCTTGCTTCTCCCAGAAACTATCTGGCCTATCATAAGGATGTTTAGGTGTACTAGCATCCCCCGAGCGCAACTTGGTAACATTGCGCTCTTTAGGTGTTTCATGAAATGATTCCATATACCGATGCAGTTCTTTTAATGATGGAAACATCAGAGGTCCTTTTACCAACGGTCCATCCAGTAACCATATTTTGCAGCCAGTATCACTAACATCTTCAGCTTGGTAAATTTCCCAGATGGGTTTCATGCTGCCCTCCTTGCCATAACTGCATTATGAGAACGAATACCGCGAGGTGTTATATGATAATAGTAAGGGCGACCGGAAGTACCGATACGTTCTAAATCACCACGGTGGCAAAGTGTTGACAGTAT